CTTAGAAATAGAGTTTATACTTTGGAAAAAGAAAAGAGAGAAAAAAATGGAGAAAACATAGGTGAACCATATCCTCATTCTCCTGAACTTTTAGAAAAATATTCTTTAAAAAACGAATAGTATGACAATTTTAGTTACAGGCGGTGCTGGATTTATTGGTAGTAATTTTCTTCATCACTTATTAACAGTTACGGATGAAGAAATTATCTGCATTGATAAACTCACTTATGCTGCTGATAGGAACAATATTCCAGATACTGTAAAACTTTATATTACGGATATTGCAGATGAGCACAACTGTGAATATATTTTTAAAAAATACAAACCATCGACAATATTTCATTTTGCAGCAGAAAGTCACGTAGATAATTCTATTCAAAATTGCACTCCATTTATTCATACTAATATTAATGGAACCGTCAATCTCCTAAATTTATCCTTAAAATATGAGGTCCAAAAATTCATTCATATTTCAACAGATGAAGTTTATGGATCAATTGATGATGGATATTTTACAGAGAAGTCAAACTATAATCCTCGTAATCCATATTCAGCATCAAAGGCAGCAAGTGATCACTTTGTAATGGCATACCACAATACTTATGGATTACCTGTAGTAATTACAAATTGTTCCAACAACTATGGACCTAGACAGTACCGAGAAAAGATGATTCCTAAAACCATTTCCAATCTTTTATCTGGTAAAAAAGTTCCCATTTATGGAGATGGTAAACAAGTTCGTGATTGGTTGTATGTCCAAGATCATTGCGAAGCACTTATAGAAGTTTGGTTGAAAGGTAGAGTGGGGCAAAAATATAATATTGGCGGAGAATGTGAGTTTAGGAATATTGATATTGTAAGAATGATTTTAGACCGTATGAATTTAAAGGAGGATATGATAGAATATGTGAACGATAGACCTGGGCATGATCGTCGTTATTCAACGGATATTGCTAAGATTCGACATGAATTAAAATGGTCTCCACAATTTACCTTGGAAGAAGGACTTGACAAAACAATTGAATGGTATGAACGCAATCGGAACTAGTCTAAAAGACGCATACATTATCACCACAAATATTTTTGAAGACAGTCGAGGTTCTTTTACAGAGTCTTTTAATCTTCGTGATATTCAAAAGATCATTGGCCCATACGAATTTGTACAAGATTGTCACTCAGTTTCTAAGAAAAATGTAATACGTGGGTTACATTATCAGGTGGAACGTCCTCAGGGAAAATTAGTTAGATGTATTCGTGGGGAAATATATGATGTGATTGTTGATCTTCGCAAAAGTTCTAGAACATTTGGTCGGTGGACAGGATTTTATTTAAACAATAAATTTTCTCAATTGTGGATTCCCCCTGGGTTTGCTCATGGATTCTCTGTTCTATCAGATGAAGCAGAAATTTCTTATAAAGTTACCGATTATTATTATCCGGAACACGAAAGAACTTTATTATGGAGTGATATTAGTTTAGTTATTGATTGGGAAGTGGATGATCCAATTCTTTCTGATAAAGATATGAACGGATCAATATTTGTTGAATGCGACAAATATGAGTAAGATATCTGTTTATGGATCTACTGGATTTATTGGAGGAACTTTTTGTGATTTGTTTCCAGATAATATCATTAGAATACCAAGAGAGCAAAGAAATCCAGAGTCCAATCAGATTCTTTATTTGATCAGCACTACTTCAAATTACAATGTTTTAGATGATCTTACCTTGGATGTCAAAACTAATCTTAATATCTTGATGGAAACTTTGGAACATTGTAAGTCAAATGATTTAGTATTTAACTACATTAGTACAGGATTTGTTTATGGTTCAGATATTTTATATGCAAAGGAGGAGGATTCTTGTGACCCAAGAGGATTTTATTCAATCACAAAAAGAACAGCTGAACAACTGTTAATCTCTTATTGTGGTGTGTATGATGTCAAGTATCGTATTCTAAGAATTGCTAATGTTTATGGGAACGATAAAACAATATCAGCAAGAAAAAACGTTTTAGGATTTTTAATTCAATTATTGAAAAATCATGAAGCAATCACTCTTTATAACAACGGAGATGATTTAAGAGATTACATGCATGTTATTGATGTTTGTCGAGCTATTAATTTGGTAATTGAAAATGGGGAACTCAATTCAATCTATAATATTGCAAGTGGAGTAGCACTTCCATTTCGAGAAATTATTCAAATGGCAAAACAAATTATTGATAGTAAAAGCGATATCTTATCAATTGAAACACCAAAGTTCAATCAATTGGTTCAATCTAAAAATTTTGCGTTAAACGCTGACAAATTGATCTCTCTTGGATTCAAACAAGATATTGATCTTCTGTCAGGGTTGCAATCTATCTGCAAATAACTTATACTAGATAATAGGAGTTACATTATTTTATGGGCAATTACAAGAAGACAGCACTTGTTCTTGGTGCTGGTGGATTTATTGGAAGTCACATGGTGAAGAGACTACGATCCGAAGGTTACTGGGTTCGTGGTGTAGATTTAAAACGTCCAGAGTTTTCTGAAACAGAGGCACACGAGTTTATTCGTGGTGATCTGAGATGTCCTGATGTAGTTCGTCGCTGCATTCGGTTTGCAGGTCATTCTAACAACTATTATCATTCAATTGTTGATAAGTTTCTAGAACCTTTTGATGAGATCTATCAGTTTGCTGCTGATATGGGCGGAGCTGGTTTTGTATTCACTGGGGATAATGATGCAGAAATCATGCACAATTCTACAATCATCAATCTCAATGTTCTGGAAGAACAAAAACAACTTAACGAATTAAAAGGTGTAAACAAAACTAAGATCTTTTACTCTGGATCTGCTTGCATGTATCCTGAATATAATCAACTTGATCCTAATAATCCAGATTGTCGTGAAGAATCCGCATATCCAGCAAATCCAGATTCCGAGTACGGATGGGAAAAACTTTTTTCAGAAAGATTGTATCTTGCCTATCATCGTAATTTTGACATTCCAGTTAGGATTGCTCGTTACCACAATATTTTCGGTCCAGAGGGGACCTGGGATGGCGGACGTGAAAAAGCACCAGCAGCAATCTGTCGTAAAGTAGCAGTTCTCCCCGAGGTTGGTGGATCGATTGAGGTGTGGGGTGATGGAGAACAAACTCGTTCATTCCTTTACATCGATGAGTGTATTGAAGCAACTCGTCGTTTGATGGACTCTGATTTTACTGGTCCTGTGAATATTGGATCTGAGGAAATGGTTACCATCAATCAACTTGTAGAAATCACTGCAAGAGTTTCTGGTAAAGCTGTTCGAAAAGTTCATAATCTAAATGCTCCTCTTGGAGTTCGTGGACGTAATTCAAACAATGATTTGATCCGTGAAAAACTTGGTTGGGATTATTCCCAAACTCTCGAAGAGGGAATTCGTAAAAATTATGAGTGGATTAATTCTCAACTCAGTAAGCAAAAGGTTGCACTTTATGATGAAGAGTGCAGCACACAAACTCCATATGTTCCTGCTTGGCATCCAGTATGATTGGATTTAATTATTTGGGAAGACTGGGACGTTTGGGAAATCAAATGTTTCAGTATGCATCTCTTCGAGGAATTGCAGAAAACTGTGGATTCAATTACTGCTTTCCTTTTTATGAAGATGCGGTGAATGATGGTATCGGAAACATGCTCAGAACAGAACTTTTTGATTGTTTTGAGATGAGTAGTGTCACAAGTTTAAATTTACAAACTATCGATTCTGGTCGCCCCGTTGTTCATGAAGGAACTTTTCAATTCAATGAAAAACTTTTTAATGAATGTCCAGACTGGGTGAGTCTTTATGGATTCTTTCAGACCGAAAAATATTTTCAAAATGTAGAGGATCTTATTAGAAAAGATTTTACCTTCAAAAAAGAAATACTTGATCCCTGTCAAGAAATGATGGGAGTTTTCTATGCTGATAGTGTTGATCCAACGGTGGTTTCCTTGCATATTAGACGCACAGATTATCTCACAAATTCTTGCAATCATACACCTCTTGGACTAGACTATTATGAGAAAGCACTATCTGAGTTTTCTAATGATGCATCAGTAATTATTTTTTCTGATGACCCTCAGTGGTGTAAAGAGCAAGAACTTTTTTCTGGTGAAAGATTTTTAATTTCTGAGAATACAAGTGGATATATTGATTTGTGTTTGATGAGCTTATGCACAGACTTTATTATTGCTAATAGTACGTTTAGTTGGTGGGGTGCTTGGTTGGCTAATAAAGGAAAAGTTATTGCCCCATCTCAGTGGTTTGGTCCTAATAATCAAACGCTAAATACGAAAGACTTATATTTAAATCATTGGAAAATCATAGGAGAGTGAAATGCCTAGTTCTTTAAATGCTCACATTTTTGAAACTGAAAGTGAGTGGTCATCGATTGATTATTTTAAGAACGTTGTACAATTCTTACAGTCAAAACAAATCAAAAATGTTTTGGACGTTGGTGGTTGCACCGGTCAAGTTTCTGTAATGTTACTTCACGAAATTCCATCTATCGAGAATATAACGATTGTGGAACCTGTTGTTGAAAACTATAATTTTATTGTAGAGCGAGCAAAGAGTGCAGACACTGCAAAGGTTAACGTTGTTAACAAAGCCCTATTTTATGGGGAGACTCATATTAAACTTGGACAGTGTGACAGCAACGTTGGTGGATGGAGTTTCAAACACTCTGGCAATCAAACTGATGAAGTAGAAACAATCACTCTTGAAGAATTTACCAATATTGATTTTGCTAAAATTGATATTGAAGGTGCAGAGGAAAATGTCATTCCAAGTTCAACTTATATTAATGAGATTCCTTATCTTGAAATCGAATTTCATGATGAACTTTGTACGACATGGAAAAGTTTTGTCAGTAAGAACCTCAAAAATCATAAGATAAAATATGAAGGAAGTCCTCACAGACCTCAAAATGTCTTCTTAGTGAGAAAGGATCTTTATTGATGAAAGTTGCAGTTATTTTTATTGGCACTGGTGAATATATCAATTTTCTTCCATCTTGGCATCAAGCATGTGAAGAAAAATTAGTCCCTGATGTAGAAAAAAAATATTTTGTATTTACTGATGGGGTAATGCGAGGTGTTCCTG